GGAGAGGAGGGGGCTAGTATTACCCCCTCCTCTGAACTTTGAACTCACTTTTATTTGAACTCAGTTTCCATAATGCCTAACGGAGCGCGTAAATGGTGTTTCACTTTGAATAACTATACCGACGAAGATATGCTTATGCTATCTACTCTATTCCCTGATACTGTGAAGTACCTTATCTACGGCCGCGAAGTCGGCGCTAACGGTACTCCTCATCTTCAGGGTTTTGTTTGGTTTTCGACTCAGCGAACTTTTGCGAGAGCGAAAGAAGCCCTTGGGCAGCGAGTACATCTTGAGGTGTGCCGTGGTACACCTGCGCAGAATCGTACGTATTGCTCGAAGGATGGTGATTTTGATGAGTTCGGTTCTCTTGAAACGGACGCGGGTGCGCGTACGGACTGGCATGATTTGAAGGAGTGGTTGAAGGGTCTTCCTTCTGCTCCTTCTGACTTGGAAATACTTGAGGCGTTTCCGAGTCTCTGGGGTCGTTTTCCTCGTGCGTGTCGAGACTTCCGTCATCATCTGTGTCCTCTTGGAGTAATTGTTCAAGGCGATTTACGAGAGTGGCAAGTCGATCTAGCAGGTTTGCTTGCTGAAGAGCCGGATGATAGGAAGGTGATCTTTGTAGTTGATTATTTGGGCGGGAAGGGTAAGACATGGTTTCAGAAGAAGCTGCTTATGGAAGGTTCTGATGATTGTCAGAGCGTTTTGTGTGGTAAGCGTGACGATATGGCCTACAGTATTGAAGTTCGTAAGAAGATTTATATGCTGAACGTGCCTCGTGGACAGATGGAATATCTACAGTACTCGGTATTGGAAATGCTGAAGGACGGTATTGTTCATTCTCCTAAGTACGAATCCGTGACTAAGTTTATCGGTAACCCATGTCATGTTGTGGTGTTTTCTAATGAAGCCCCTGATTTTGGTCGTCTAACTGAGGATCGTTATCATATTATTAATATTTAAGGGTCTCTGTAATACATAATTGATTGGTATGTTAATCGTGGAAACACGGTTCCGAATTGTAAGTCAATTGCATGTGGGTTAGCGATACACATGATGTATATTTGCCGACTCAGTACTGCAACGGTATTTTCTGCCCCACTTGTTCCGTCCATTGTAAATGTACGGTTCAGTGGTACATATATATCGAAGTGTACCGTATCCGATGTGTCCTCTGACGCAAATGCTTGGCCGTCCACTGGTGTTCCTTCGTCACGTCTCGAGCTATTCATTTTTAGTGTCATTTGTTTTAACGCTTTATACGACCCTCCTGGCGCTAGTTTTGGGTTTACTTGCCATAATGGTGGAAGACTTGTGTATGTATTTGATGACCCTGTTATTGGATTCCAAAATAAGCGTTGATTTGCATTCAGTATGTCATTCAAAACCGGTGCCTGCGCGGTTTTTGATTGAACAATCCACATTTTACATACTGCAGGGATTTGCGAAGCATTGTGTATGTATCCCTTTACTCTGATTCCTTTTGCGAAGAATGATCTACCCTTTAGATTGAAACGTGTTGATTCTGCAGTCAAAGGGTTGTTGATAACAACTGGTGTGTTTAGCTTTTCTGCATAGAACACTCCTTCTGTTAGGTTGATCGCACTTGCTGATACTATATGTAGTTGTTTTTCAGCTGATTCAATACCAATTTTTTTGATCATTGAACGAAGACCTTTCATTCTAGACCCAGCGCGAGGACGTCGAGCAGACGGTTTGCGCTTATATCTTCTAGTGATTCGGCGTCGAAGCCGAGAGCGGCCATTTGCTTTTTTAAAGCGTTGATTTCTCATTTTACCTTTCTTTTTATCGTTAGGTAAATTTAATGTGAAGTCTTCTTTTTTATTCAGATAAGCTTCTGCTTCGTCTGCCCACTCTTTATCAGGTATGACCTTATCGATGAAATCGTGTTGTATGCGCTTTCCGAATTTTCGAGCTCTGTGTGCTCCGTTTGCCGCCTCACTTCGGTATTCGTCGAAGTCTCTTTTCCACCGCCCGTCTTTCATGTCGCTGCAAGTGGCCCGTTAAAGAAAATATGTCGTGCCCAATCACATGTTAGGGTTAACGCCATGCTGGGGGTGGTTAGTTTAGGGAACCGAAACAAATAGTTTTTCGGTTTTTCCTGAAACTCAATGATTTCAGCTGGTCATTTCACGATCTCAAAGCGGTCATTGGGTCATTTCACGATCGCTATGCGGTCATTCTAATCACGTTCGTGATTGATTACTTAGGAGTCTAGTCGTGACGGGTTTGCCGTAGCTTTTGTACTAGCCTCTACACGCGTAGCGTGTAATATGTTTTGTACGAAGGTCGGGAGAGGAGGGGGCTAGTATTACCCCCTCCTCTGAACTTTGAACTCACTTTTATTTGAACTCAGTTTCCATAATGCCTAACGGAGCGCGTAAATGGTGTTTCACTTTGAATAACTATACCGACGAAG